TTTTTAAGCGTGTCAAAGAGCTATGCAGGGCATTGAGGGGTGAAAGATAATGGCTAATAAGAAAGATGGACTTACCCCTAAGCAGTATGAGGCAATCAATCTTCTTGTACATGAAAAGATGACTGTTGTTGACTGTGCTAAGGCATTGAAAGTTAATAGAGTAACTGTTTTCAATTGGTTTGGAGATGCTACGTTTCTTTACTTTTATAATCAAGAACTTGATAAAATCCAACAGCAAGCACAAGCAAAGGCAATGGAAAAAATCATTGAACTTGCTTTAGGTGATAACAAGTCTGTTGCCCTTAAAGCCTCTCAGGACATCTTAGACAGAGCAGGAAGAAAGCCTGTTGATAAGTCTGAAGTCAAAGCTACTGGAATCAGTATAAACATTGGTAGTGATAATGAGTGACAAGCAAAGGTTACTATAACAGACAATATCATAAGCATGATGAAGACAATATCCAGTTGAATATAAGCCCTAAAGTGTTCAATGAAGTCTATCTTCCATATCTTCAAGACTATTCCAAAAGGTATGAAGTCTATTTTGGTGGTAGAGGCTCAGGCAAGAGTATCTTTATATTACAAAAACTCTTAATAAAAGCACTTTCATCAAGTGAATTAGACAAAAGTGTGATTTTGATTCTTCGAAAATACGGAACTACCCTTAAAGATTCAGTTTGGCAAGCCACAATTGACATTCTTAGTGAATGGAAGCTACTGAATTATTGCCATGTTAATAATTCAAGCTATAGAATCGTGTTACCAAATTCATCTTTACTACTTTTTAAAGGTTTGGATTCAAGCGAAAAACTGAAGAGTATCAGTAATATAACTGACTGCTTTATCGAAGAAGCTTCAGAATTTAATATTGAAGAGATTGAACAGATAGATTTAAGCATCAGAGGCGGCAAGCATCAGCAGATATTTTATTCTTTCAATCCAACAAGCAAGGCCAATTGGACATATAAAAAATGGTTCTCTAATGTCCCTGTAAGCCCTGAGACTTTGATAGTTCATAGTACATATAAAGACAATCGCTTCTTGCCAAAAGCCTATGTAGACACCTTAGAAGCCATGATAAATTCAAACCCATTTGCCTATAAAGTTTTCGTGCTCGGTGAATGGGCAACACTTGATAGGCTTGTATATCAGAACTGGACAGTACAGGACTTTGATAAGAATGAACTAATCAAGCAAAGGCACTTAGAAACCCTTGTAGGCCTTGATTTTGGCTTTACTAATGATGCTACATGTATCCTTCAATCCCTTGTTGATGAGCAGGAAAAGACTATCTACATCTGTTCTGAATACTATGCCAAAGGCATGACAAACAAGGATATTGCAGATGCCCTTAAGTATATGGGGCTTAGTAAAAGTGTCCTTATTGCTGACTGTGCAGAGCCAAAGAGCATACAGGAACTAAAGAATGAAGGCATTAGCAGAATCAAACCTGCAAGCAAGGGCAAAGACAGCATCAATGCAGGAATAGACAAGATAAACCAATACAGGCTGATTGTTCATCCTGATTGTGTGAATACAATCATTGAGCTTCAGAACTATTCCTATCAGAAGGACAAGCAAACAGGCGAATACACAAACAAGCCTATAGATACCTTCAATCATTGCCTTGATGCACTCAGGTATTCCCTGCAATGCCTTACTAATAAAGTCAAAATGAAGTCTCTTCCAAAGAGTCTGTTTGGCTTTTAACCATCAAAATTAGCGTATATGGAGATGATGCAATTGAATAAACTCGATGTTAGTACACAACTGACACCTTCTATGATTATGAAGTTCATTGAAGGCCATGCCTCTGAAAGGGCAAGGCTTCAAAGACTATACAACTACTATTTGGGCAAGCAAGACATCCTAAACAAATTTTATGATGATGCTTCTAAGCCCTGCAACAAGATAGTTTCCAACTTCTGCCAACTGATTACTTCCAGTTATGTTGGCTACCTGTTTGGTAATTCTGTAGCCTATTCCTCTGACAATACAGAGCAACTGGAAGCCCTGAAACAGGTGTTCAATTACAATGATAGTGCTGAGAATGATGCCAATATTGGCACAGACTGTTCTATCTATGGTGTAGGCTATGAGCTTGTTTTCATTGATGAAGACAGCCAAATCAGACACAAAAGATTGAATCCCTTAGATATTATCCCTATCTATGACAACAGCCTGAATGAAAATTTACTGTATGCAATCAGATATTTCTATCAGACAGACATCATGGACAACACGGAAACGCTGTTTGTTGAAGTCTATACCCAGGGCGAAATTATCAACTACACAAGTGTTGGTAATAATCTTGTAGAGACTGACAGGAAGGTTCATTTCTTTGGTATCTGCCCTGTTATCCCTTACTTCAACAATGCAGATAGACAGGGTGACTTTGAACAAATCATCAGCTTGCAGGATGCCATTAACAAACTCAATTCCTATGGCCTTGATAATGAAGAAGCCTTTGCTGATGCCTATCTTGTCCTTAAGGCAATGGAAGGCACAAGCTCTGAAGACATCCAGAATGCAAAGATTAACAGAACCTTGTTAATCCCTGAAAATGGTGAAGCCTCATTTCTTACAAAGCAAATCAATGATGTCTATATTGAAAACCTGAAGAACAGGATTGTAGCAGACATCTATAAGATTAGTTGTGTTCCAGACATTACAAATGATGGGTTTGCCACAACATCAGGTGTTGCCATTAGGTATAAAATCCTTCCCTTTGAGCAGAAGACATCTGTTAAAGAACGCTTCTTCAAGAAGGGTACACAGAAGAAGATTGAGTTGATTACAGCTTATTTTAATACGCTTGGTGCATCTTATGATTACAGAGATATTGGCATTACCTTCTCAAGAGCCTTACCAACATCGGAAACAGAGACAGCACAGGTTGTAAGCCAACTTCAAGGCCTTGTCAGTTCTGAAACTCTTTTAGGCCTGTTGCCGTTTGTAGAGGACGCAAAGGCAGAATTAGAGCGCAAGAACGCTGAATCAAGCCTTGATATGAACATTGACTTTACTGGAAGTGATGAACTTGGGCAACAGTAAGGCTTACTGGATTAAGAGACAAGAAGACAGGCTTAAATGGCTGTCTGGTGTTGAAGATGATGTTCTAAAAAGGCAAAAGAAACTGTATAAGCAATCCCTTCAGGAGATTGAATCCAAGATGCAAGGCCTCTATCAGGACTTGTATCAGCAGAGCATTCTTCAAACTGATTTGCGATATATAGACTTGTATCAGTTCAAACACTATGAAGCCTTGAGGAATCAAATCAAAGGTTCTTTCAAAGGCATTGCCACAAGCCAAGTAGACAGCCTGACACAGATGATAGATTTTATCTTTTGGAATGAGATTAAAGACATTACAGGTGAACTAAGTAAGCCGATTGTCTTTGATAGAATGTTTTCCTTACAGGTTGAACAGGTTTTAAATACCAATTGGAGTGGCAAGCTTTTCAGTTCAAGAGTATGGGAAAACACTTCTAAAATAGCTTCAAAGATTGAATCTGATATCAGGCTGATGATTACGACAGGCAAAAGCCCTGACAAAATCAAGCAGGGTATTATTGATAATATGGGTGTTTCCTTTAATGATGCTGACAGACTTGTGAGAACTGAATCTATTCACTTCTATAATCAGGCAACTAAAACAGGTTATCAAAAAGCAGGTGTTCAAAAATATGAATACCTTGCTTCTGAAGATGAACGCTTGTGTGAAGTCTGTGGGGCAATGCATGAAAAGCAATTCCTGATGTCACAGGCCATAGAAGGTTCTGTTTTTCCTGTCATGCATCCAAGATGCAGATGCACAACAGTACCCATCATTCAACTATAAAAACTCAAATATAAGCCGATTCAAGGGCTTTGAACACAAGACAGGGTAATTCCATTGTCTTAGCTTTAAAACGCCTTGAACAGCCGTATATCGGCCTCTACAGGCCTACAAACATTGTCTTTGATACAGGGCAGAAAGACGTTAAAGAAACTGAACTGAATATTAGCGATTATGGGGGGTTATCAAATGGATAACAATCAAGAAAACAATCAGGAACTTGATAAAGGAACTGAAACAAAAACCTATACACAGGAAGAAGTAGACAAGCTGATTCAACAGGCAGGAGACAAGAGGGTTCAGCAAGCCCTATCCAAAAAGGAAAAGGAATTTGCTGAAGCAAAGAAACTCTTACAAATGTCTGATGATGAAAAGACAGCCTATCTGAAAAGCCAATATGAAACAGATTTACAGGCAAGAGAAAAAGAACTTGCACTTAGAGAAAACAAACTTTCAGCAATTGAAGTTTTAAGCAGCAAGGGTATTCCTACAAGCTTTGTCGATTTGGTTCTGGCAGATACAGCAGAAGAAATGAACAAGAGAATCAGCGTTCTTGATACAGAATTTAAGAAGGCTGTTTCTGAAGCTGTCAAAGCTAAACTGTCTTCCTCTACCCCAAGGGTAGCAACTGTACAGTCTGAAGGGCTTACAAAAGAGCAATTCAAGGCAATGAGTGTTGCCCAAAAGAATGATTTATACATCAAAAACCCTGAGCTTTTCAGGGAACTTTCCAAATAAAAAACATAGCGATTAAAGGAGATTTATTAATATGGCTAATACCGTTTATGAGAACGTTGTTCTCGAATCCAGACTTTCCGATTTACTCAATACAAAGATGGCTACCAGAAGCTTCATGAAGGTTGACACTTCCCTTGCTGAGAATGCAGGTGTTAAGAAGACTGTTAACGTTTATTCCTATACTGGCGCTGTTGAGGCTGTCGCTCAAGGTGACACCAATACTACAAGAGGTGCTATCTCTTTCAGCCCTGTTGATTATTCTGTTCTTACCTATCAGCAAGTATTTGACTACTTTGATGAAGAGTTCATGAAGGACAATAAAATCGTAGATATGGGCATGGAAGGCGCTTCAAGTGTCATGGTTAATCACATGAACACAGCCTTCTTCACAGAGCTTGGTAAGGCTACTCTTTCGCAAACATATGCCAAAGATGGCGCTATTTCCTATGACACAGTAGTTGATGCTATTGCCAAGATGGAACTTGAAGACGAATCAGGCCTGTTCATTGTTATTGGTACTGACTTGAAGGCATCTTTAAGAAAGGATTCCGATTTTGTCAGCGCTCGTCAAGGTGAAATCATCTTCAATGGACAGATTGGTTCTGTTGCAGGTATTCCTGTTGTTGTTAGCAAGCTTTGCCCTGAAGGTACTGCTTATGTTGCTGACAAGAATGCTGTCACACTCTTTGTTAAGAAAGAGTCTGAAGTAGAGCAGGAAAGAGATGCAGAGCACAGAAAGAATACTGTCATCCTTAGAAAAGTAGGCCTTGTTGCCCTTACTGATAGTTCCAAGGTTGTTAAAATTACTGAGGCAATTGCCTAACCTTAACAGCAATTAATGGGCAGAGCCTAAACCCCTCTGCCCTACTTTTAAGGGGGTAACAATATGACAATGATAAATAATTTAAAAGCACTTCTGAATACAACTGATGAAACCATTCTAAACATTCTCATTGAACAGGCAACACAGGAAGTAATTAATTACTGCAATGTTGAAGCCCTTCCTACAGGCCTTTCACCTGTAGTTGAAGAGATTGTGATGATTAAATGGAACAAGCGCCATGCTCAAGGCCTTAGTTCACAATCCGCAAATGGTGTATCTGAGAGTTATTTAGATGGACTTCCAAAGAGCACTATTCAGCAACTTAACAGGTATAGAAGACTGAAGGTGATTTAATGAGCATTCAATCACGCTTTAGAACTTACAAGCTCTATATTCCTTCTACAAGGGATGCTTTAGGGGCTAAAACTAATTCTGTTTATGTTCAGGATGTAGATGTTTCTATCAGCCTTCTGACAGGTTCTACAGCCCTTACAGGCACTCTGCAAGCCTTTGAAAGCACTCATACAGGTATCTGTTATGACACTTCCATTAGGTTTGCTACAGGTTCAACCATTTCAGATGGTTTAGTCACCTATGCGATTAAGTTTGCTAATTATGACATTGGAAGAACCATTCTCTATATGAAGATGGTGATTTGATGGCAAGTAACTTTGATACATCTGATTTTGACAAGAGCCTGAAGGAATTGATGCAAAGCCTTCCTAAGCGCCTTGAAGAGGCAGTAGAAAAAGCCTGTTTAAAGGTTGAGGCTGATGCTAAAAAAGAGTGTCCCACAGATGACGGCACTCTTAGAGCTTCTATTACTCATGAAGTTGAAATCAAGGGTGATGAAGTGAACGGCTACATTGGTACTAACCTTGAATATGCCCCTTATGTTCATCAGGGTACAGGCTTATATGCCTCTGGTGGCAAGGGCAAACAAGCTCCATGGGCTTACAAAGACTCTGAAGGCAAATGGCATAAGACATCAGGACAGAAGCCTAATCCCTTCTTACAGAAGGCTATAGATAAGAACAGAACTGAAATAATCGAATATCTGAAAGGGGTTTTGAATAAGTGATTTTAGAAGACATTCTTACTGTACTGAAGCAGGATTCTGAATTATCTGCCTTGCTTCAAGCAACAGCAGAAAACAGTAAAATCTTTGCCTACAATGCAGACATTGTTGAATTACCCTGCATCACATATGTCTTTACCCCTGTTTCAGACAACAAGATTATTAGGACTGACAGGTTAGAGATAAACAGCATTTCACAAAGCTTTTCTGAAGCATTAGCGATTGATGCACAAATCAGGGAACTGATGCTTACCTTTGCTGATGGGCAGTTCAATAACAGGATTCTAAACATTGAAATCAATGGTGGTGGTTCTATGGAGAACATGGAAACCAACACTTACCACTATACTGTCTATTTCATCATAGACAGCAAACATTAACGAATTTAGCGAAAATATAAGGAGATACAAATATGGCTGAAAATATTTTACTTGGCTCTGGCAAGTTATATGTGCTCACAAATACCACAGGCACAGTTCCAGAGGATGCTACCCTTGAAGTTGCTGACAATCTTGTTGGTGAAATTTCTGGTGGTGCTACCCTTGAATACAAACCTGACATCTATGATGTCATGGGTGACAGTAACAAGATTCTTAAGAGATTTATCACTAAGGAAGATGTTACATTCAAGACAGGTGTATTAACTTGGAATCTCAAGAACCTTGAGAGACTTACAGCAGGTGGCTCTATCACTACAGATGGTGTTACCAATGTAAAGACACTTAAGATTGGTGGACAAGGCGCTTTAGGCTCTTATGCCATTCACTTTGTTCATACGTTTGAAGATGGTGCTAAGTTGAAGGTAACTCTTCTTGGCAATGCAACAGAAGGCTTTTCCTTCCAGTTCCAAAAGGACAAGGAAACAATCATTGATAGCACCTTCAAGGCACTTTCTCAGGCTGATGGCACACTTGTAACCATCAGGGAAGTTCCTGCTGAATAACCATAAGAACTGAATATGTCAGAGGGGAAGGTTAGCGCCTTCCCCTTTTTATAACAAGAAAAGGAGTTATTGAAATGTCTAATAAGATTTTAGATTTGAACACTTTTGTACAGGATACTTTGGAAGTTAAATTGCTTGATGGCAATTCTATCAAACTAACTAAGCCTACAAAGAAGATTGCCCTTCAGATGATGGCACTTCAGAACATAGATACAAGCAATCCTGATATGGCACTATCTGCCATTACTGAGATGGTTGCTATCATCTTCAACAACAATCAGCAAGGCAAGAAATTTGCTACCAAATGGATTGAAGACAATCTGGATTATTCCCTGCTTATGGCTATTGTTCAGGAATATAGCAATTGGATTAATGAGCTTGTAAGCAAGCCTTTTTAATCATCCCTTCAAAACCTTCCAATGGTGATGAAGGGACATTAGAGGTTATGCCTTCTATCAGGGCTGTTATAGAGTATTCAGGCATGAATTATGAACAGGTACTTGATTTAACTGTTGATACCTTTCAGTTAATGCTTAAAAACCATGTCATCGACAGGCTTAACCAGTCTGAAGAAGGCAGACAGTATCTTGCTGATTGTACAAGGCTTCAGGCTAAAGAACCAGATATGAAGGCTGTTAGGGCTAAGATTGCTAAATCTCAATAATCCCTTGCCTTACAAAAACAAAATAAGAAAGGGGGAAATAATTTGGCTATTGATTTAGGAATTTTAAAAGCAAGAATCACGGCAGATGCAAGCCAATTCAATGAAACCGTTAAGGGTGTTGAATCTGAATCCAAAGGAATTGGTTCAAGAATCAGTTCTGCTTTGTCTACAGGTGCTTCAGCGGCCTTTAAGGGTGTTGGTGTTGCTATGGGTGCTTTTGCTGTTACAGCAGGAGCGGCGGCTACTACACTTGGAAAAGAAGTTATTAAACAGTTCGGAGAGCTTGAACAGAATCTTGGTGGCTCTGAGGCCGTCTTCGGAAAATATGCTACAAACATCCAGAAATCTGGTGAAGATGCCTATAAGAATTTAGGTGTTTCACAATCACAATATTTAGCCACAGCTAATAAGATGGGCGCTTTGTTTCAGGGTTCTGGTATTACTCAGCAAAAGTCATTAGAACTGACTGAAAAGGCAATGCAAAGAGCGGCTGATATGGCTTCTGTCATGGGCATTGATATGCAACAAGCCCTTGATGCTGTCACAGGTGCGGCTAAAGGAAACTTTACCATGATGGATAATCTTGGTGTTTCCATGAACGCAACAAACATTGAAGCATATGCTTTATCAAAGGGAATGAAAGATTTTTCCTTTGCAACTGCTACACAGGCAGAAAAAGCAGATATTGCAATGAAGATGTTCTTTGAGAATACACAACAGTATTCTGGTAACTTCTCAAAAGAAAGCACACAAACCATAAGCGGTTCATTAGGACTGTTACAAGCATCCTTAAGTTCATTTACAGCAGGTTTGGGTAATGCGGATGCAGACATGGGTAAGCTTACAAACAACATGGTTGATGCATTTCAATCAGTTGTAAAGAATATCGTTCCTGTCTTAAAGAACATTGTTAAAGCCATTCCACAAGCCACAGGAGCGATTCTTAAGGCAATTGCAGACATTCTACCAATGTTACTTGATACGGTTACAGGCCTGTTCTCTCAGGTGCTTGAAACGTTATTGAAGTTGCTTCCTTCTCTCATTCCTGCCGCTATTCAAGCAGTAATGACTATTGCAAATGCACTCATTGAAAATCTGCCGCTTATCATATCGGCGGCTATTCTATTGGTAACATCACTTGTACAAGGCTTAACAGATAGTATTCCTACTTTGATTCCTGTCATGGTTGATGCTGTCATACTGTGTGCTACAGCCCTGATAGACAACATTGATATGATTATTGATGCTTCTATCAAACTGATTATGGCGCTTGCTACAGGGCTTATAGATGCCCTTCCAAGGCTTATTGAGAAAGCACCTGTTATCATTTCTAAACTGGTAACAGCCTTTGTTGATAACATGCCTAAGATAATTCAGTTGTCTGTAGATTTGATGATTATGCTTGCAAAAGGCTTGATTGATAATGTACCCAAGATAATCAGTAAAATCCCTGAGATTATCACTTCCATTGTTAATGGCTTTTCTGAGTTTAAAGACAGGATTAATTCAATTGGTGAAAACCTGATTACAGGCCTATGGGGTGGCATTAGTGACAAGATAGGTTGGCTTAAGAACAAGATTAGTGGATTCACTTCATCTGTTCTAAACTCTATCAAAGACTTCTTTGGTATCCACAGCCCTTCAAGAGTGACAGCAGGTTTTGGTAAATACCTTGTTGAAGGCCTTGCTGTTGGTGTTGATGACAATACCGATTTGGCAATGGATAGCATTGATAACTTGAATAAGAAGGCTGTTAATCAACTCAAGAATCTTGAATTTGCAGGAGCAGTCAATATCTCAGCAATTAACAAGGGTGTTGAAGGCTACAAGGCTCAGTCTGCTAATGTACCTGTTAACAACATCAACATTTCATTGAAGCAGGAGAATACTATTTCTTCCAAGTTCGATGAAGACAACATGATGGACAATATGCAGAGATTGTTTCAAAAGCAATTGTTCAACAAGGGTATTAAGGTTGGAATTTAACAGGCATGGAAAATATTAGCGATATTGGAGCGTGACATAATGGATTTGACACTAATTATTAATGAAGCTATCAAGAGCGGTAATGGATTGTGGGCAATACTCTTTGTAAGCCTGTTTGTATGGAATCTGCTTGAATCTAAGGCAAGAGAAAAAACCTTGCAGGAGATTATCAACAAGGTTAATGACAAGGTTCTTACAGGTGTATGCAGTACAGAAACCAGAGTTCAAGAGATTGATTCTAAACTTGATGAAGTAGACATTAAGGTTGATACCCTTGATAGAAAAGTTGACGGAATTATCATTAAGATTGATGGTATGGAAAAAAGGATATAAAATTGAATGATGGTTAAAAGGTTGAAAGGGGAAGTGTAAATGAAAGGTAACAGTTTGGGACACAATACAAAGGCATATTATCATTCTGACTATTGCCCAATAGAGAAATGTGATTATTCCATTGTGGTTGCTTATCACAAGTTTCCTGTTCCCCAAAATGGTAAATATCATTATCACATTACACGCAACTATAATTGTTTGGTGAGACATGAAGATAACCAATGTACTTTGCAATATGATGAATGTCCTGTTTATAAGTCAGCACCAAGAGAGCTTAATGAAGATGCTTTTAAATAAATTATCAATTAAGGCTGTGGTAGATATTTCTATCATGGCCTTTTTTATTTATATTTTGGTGTTGGTTTATGCCTTGCACATATAGTATAATCCAATGTGTCTGGAACAGGTTTTGCAGAGGTAATAAATCCGCAAACCCTACAGGCTCTAAGGTTCTCACGCGGATGTGGTGGAAT